CGCAGAAAATGAAACTGACTAAACAACAGTTGAGAGAAATTATTCTTGAAGAACTATCTTTGATGGTTGAAGTTGATGCAAAACAACTTATAAAACAATCAAAAGGTAGTGAAAAGAAATTTTATGACTTACTATCTGATACTGAAGAAAGTATGGGAGATAGTAAGTATTATCAATGGTTATCTTCAGAACTTAAAAAAGTGGGAGTTAATAAAAAAGTAGATAAATACTCACAAGCACCATCTGAAGAAACATTGTATAATAAACTAAAATAGGAAATGAAATGGCGTATGAGGTATATGACTGGCAAAAAAACTTATTAGAGATTGAAGAAGATGATGCCAAAATAGAAAACTATATTCAAAATGGTGGAGAACCTAATGGGTTACAGTGGTTTACATATGGTGGCCCTCATTTTTGGAAGTCATTGGGGTCTCATATAAATAAAAAAAGTGTGAGAGTTGTAAGTCCTGTTAGAACTGATGCTACAGAAAAAGTAGAAGATGTCTTTGAAGTTTAAAGACGATAGGACTGAAGAAGAATTAGTAAAAGAGTTAGAAGACTTTTTAGATGAATAAGTTATGTTTAAATTTCTTAAAAAATATTGGAAAGAGTTTGTAATCGTCGGTTTGGTGATTCAAGTTGTTGCGTACTCCAATATCTTAGGAAACCGTGATGATGAATTCCAAATCGTACAAGTCAATGGACAGGACTACGAGTTATTATCACAAGAAATAGATACCGTTGTAGTTGAAAAAGAAGTAACAGTTACAGAGTATGTACCAACTACAATTATCAAAACAGATACAGTACGAGTTCAAATTCCTGCTGATGTTGATACTGCTGCGATACTTGATGATTATTTTGCAACATATACTGTAATAGATACTCTAAAATTAGACTATGATTTTCCTGACGAAATAACTGATGAAACAGGAAACCAACCACCATCAACATTAGGGTTTGGTATTCTAAGAGATGAAATATCACAAAACACATTACAAAGTAGAAATGTTAAATGGACTTTTCAAGTTCCAACAGTATATAACACAACAATCGTAAAAGAACTACCAAAGAATGAATTTTATTTAGGTGGTGGTTTTGGGTATAATGAACAAGATTTTTTTGGTTCCGCGAACATTGGATTAGGTTGGAAAACAAAAAAACAAAGACTTTTATTATTAGAGGGTGGGGTTACTAACGACACATATGGAGAATTAACAGAATATAACCCTTACATATCACTGTCCTATTACATTAAATTAGGTAAGTAAGATGAGTGAAGTAAACTACAAACGTATTATACAACAAGAGTATATTAAATGTGCACAAGACCCTGTATATTTCTTTAGAAAATATATGACGATTGCTCACCCAACCAAGGGTAGTATTAAGTTTGACTTATACCGATTTCAAGAACTTGCGTTCAAAGAACTGATAGACAATGATTACAACATTATCCTAAAGGCCAGACAGATGGGTATATCCACTTTGACTGCAGGGTACGCATTATGGATGATGTTATTTCAGAAAAACAAAAAGGTATTGGTAATCGCTACAAAACAAGATGTAGCTAAAAACTTGGTAAGTAAAGTAAGATACGCACACGAAAATTTACCAAAGTGGTTACAAAACAAAACACTTGAAGATAACCGATTATCATTAAAGTTTGGTAACGGGTCAGAGATAAAAGCAGTAGCCAGTTCACCTGATGCAGGTCGTTCGGAATCTCTTTCTCTTTTGATATTAGATGAAGCGGCTTTTATTGAATACATTGATACAATATGGGGTGCTTCCCAACAAACACTAGCTACGGGGGGTAAGTGTATCGCACTTTCTACTCCTAATGGTATGGGTAATTGGTTCCACCGAATGTGGGTGGGTGCTAAAGAGGGTGATAACAACTTTAATCCAATCAACTTACATTGGAGTTTACACCCTGACCGTGGACAAGAATGGAGAGATGAACAAGACAAAATCCTTGGTGCAAAACTAGCTGCCCAAGAATGTGATTGTGACTTTATATCATCGGGTCAAACAGTGATTGAGGGTGAGGTGTTAAAATGGTATAGAGATAACTCTGTAAAAGAACCCATTGAAAAAAGAGGTAGAGATGGTAGTTTATGGTTATGGGAATACCCTGATTACTCATTAGATTATTTGATTACTGCTGACGTTGCGAGGGGAGATGGGCAGGATTACTCCGCCTTCCATATAATGGAAGTAGAAAGTATGAGACAAGTTGGTTCTTATAAGGGTAAGGTGGAAACAAAAGAATATGGTAGAATACTCAACTCCATTGGTAGAGAATACAACAACGCCCTTATGGTTGTGGAAAACGCTAATATTGGGTGGGCTGTATTACAAGAGTTGATTGACTTAGACTACCCAAACATTTTTTATTCATCTGCAGATATGCAAGTAGTAGATGTTCATTACAGTCACGTAAATAAAAAACATCCTAATTACGACAACCCTACAAAGCCAGGATTTACAACTTCATCTAAAACACGACCTATGTTAATTTCTAAGTTAGATGAATACGTTAGAAAGAAAGAGGTAGAGATTGTTGATGACCGATTGATAGATGAACTATTTACATTTATTTGGTTGGGACAACGAGCAGAGGCTATGAGAGGATATAATGATGACTTGGTAATGAGTTACGCCATCGCACTTTGGGTACGAGACACCGCACTAAGACTACGACAAGAGGGAATTGAATTGACTAAACAATCCCTAAATTATATGAAGAAATCGTCTACACCCGTTTACTCATCTAACACTATTCAGGGCGGTGACCCATACAAACAAGTGGTCAATGGAGAGGAGATAGATATTCGTTGGTTATTTAATTAGTAGGATATATTTATATATTAGACAAGTATTTGGAATGATACAAAAATAATATTATCTTTTTATATGATTATCACAGAAAATATACAATTGACCGAAGGTTTAGAATATCACAAACAAAATAATATCCCACTTGATGAAAACGTATACAGGTTTGGTAGTACCAACTATTTCAAGTTATACAATGAAGCTAGAAAGTTGTATGAAAAGGGAACGTTAAAACCAATTGACGAATTAGAAGAGTTTTTCTTAAAAAGTGATGTAGGTAAGGTTGGTATTTATGAAGGACAAAAAGTATTATTAGACTTTCCAATGCCAATTAAAGAAGCAGAATATAAAGGTAAAGACGTAGAATTAAACAAACCTAAACGGGGTGGTAGTAAAAAGTTCTATGTTTATGTACGAGACCCCAAATCAAAGAATATTAGAAAAGTTAGTTTTGGTGCAAAAGGTGGTGGTGGTAAACTATCGGTAAAACTAAAAGACCCTAAGGCTAGAAAAGCATTTAGTGACCGACACAATTGTCCTGACAAAAAAGATAAGACAAGTGCAGGGTATTGGTCGTGTGCACTTCCGAGATACGCAAAACAACTTGGATTAAGTGGTGGAGGTAGATATTGGTAGACCCATATATAGATAATCAACTAACCGATGATATACGAGTACGGACATTTGATACTAATATTGATGAAGATGAATTAGTATGGCACCGTGATAAACGAAATCGTATTGTAGAGATATTAGATGGTGAAGGTTGGATGTTTCAGTTTGAGGACGGACTACCATTCTCAATGATTAAAGGGGATAAAATAGAAATAACAAAAGAACAATACCATAGAGTAATTAAAGGTGATACTCCATTAAAAATTAAAATAAAAGAATATGGCAGATAATAGTTTAAGAGCGGGATTACAACGTTTGTTTTCTACGAACGTTATTGTTAGAAAGAACCCAAGTGGTTCAGGTCTAAAAGTTCGTGATACATCCAAACTTCAAGCCTTTAATCAAGACTATCTTAAAGATAAGTTTAGACGAATACATAGAAGTTCATTAACAGCTAACTCCCGTGACCAAATCACAGGATATTCTGCGATGAGGGAACAACTTTATCGTGATTATGATATTATGGATAGTGACCCAATCATTGCATCCGCTCTTGACATTTATGCAGACGAATCTACGACCCGAGATGAAAGTGGAAACTTGTTAAAGATTCACTCAACCGATGATAATATCAAAGAGATACTAGAGAACTTGTACTATGATATTATGAACTTGGAGTTTAACTTATGGCCGTGGGTTAGAAACTTAACTAAGTATGGTGATTTCTTTTTACACTTAGACATTAGTGAAAAGTATGGTATTGTAAATGTTAAACCATTATCCGTTCACGAGATTGAGAGGTTAGAAGATACTGACCCCGAAAACCCACACTATGTAAAGTTTGAGAATAAATTAGAAAAAGACATTTCTTATGAAAGTTATGAGATGGCTCACTTTCGTTTATTGAGTGATTCTAACTTTATACCTTACGGTAAATCAATGGTTGAAAATGGTAGACGAATCCATAAACAATTACAGTTGATGGAAGATGCTATGTTAATTCACCGTATAATGAGAGCACCATCTAAACGAGTGTTTAAGATTGACATTGGTAATATCCCACCCAATGAGGTTGAGAACTATATGGAACAGGTAATTTCTAAAATGAAGAAAGAACCACATATAGACCGAACCACAGGTGATTACAACTTAAAGTACAACATTCAAAATATGACCGAGGACTTTTACTTACCTGTCCGTGGTCAAAATAACAGTACGGAAATAAATGAATTAAGTGGTTTATCATATGACGGTACTGAAGATATTGAATATTTGAAAAACAAACTACTATCCGCTCTAAAAATACCAAAGGCTTACTTGGGGTATGAGGAAGGATTAAATGGTAAAGCCACACTTGCACAAGAAGATATTAGATTTGCTAGAACCATAGAAAGAATCCAACGTATTATAGAAAGTGAGTTGACTAAGATTGCTATTGTTCACCTGTATTCGCAGGGATTTAAAGATGAACAGTTGGTAGACTTTAGTATTAAATTAAATAACCCATCTACGATTTACACACGAGAACAAATTGAGATTTTATCATCTAAACTAAACTTGATTCGTGATATTAAATCAGAAAAAATATTATCACAAGATTGGATATATGAAAATATATTTGATATGACTGAAGACGCAATTGAAGAAGAACGAGAACGTTTAGTTGATGATATGAAACAGGCTTTTAGATTCAATACTATTGAAATGGAAGGTAGAGACCCTGAAGAAGAACCTAGTGGGGAAGAAGGTGAAGGTGGGGATGAATTTGGTGGAGATGAAGAAGGGGGTGGTGAGTTTGATGAGTTAGATGGATTACTTAATGCAACAGACGAAGACCCATCGGATGAGTATAGTGAACCAAATCAAAACAAAGGGTATTATACATCTAAGGATTTTGAGAACTACGGTAAACAGGGAGGTAGACCAAAACACACCTCACGTTATGAAAAAGATGACTATGTAATGGGACGTGACCCTATTGGTAGAAAAGAACGTAGTAGAAACGAAAGTATATTAGATACACTCAAAAAAGAAATACCAAGAGTAGAACCTGCCAAGACTATGTTGGCAGAGGATAATATATTAAAAGATAATGAATAATACTTATATTTATATTTATAATAAAATTGTACAATATGAAAAAAATTAAACACTCCAAATACAAAAACACAGGATTTTTGTTTGAGATTTTGACTAGACAAGTTACTGTGGATACTATGGAGGGTGTGTCAGAAAGCAAAGCCCTATCTCTAATCAAAAAGTACTTTAATAAAAAGACTGAACTATACAAAGAATACGCATTGTATGATGCTGTAATGAAAAAAAAATTTGTAAGTGAGGTTCGTGCCAATGACTTTATAGAAAGGGTAATTGGACTACAACGAAAATTGAACTCAAAGAAGTTGAAGACTGAAAAATATAACTTGGTAAAAGAGATAAAACAATATTACAGTCTTGATGAAATGTTCTCTACTCAATTAAATGAATATAAAGTATTGGGTTCAATTTATATTTTGTTTGAAGGTAGTTTGAATGAAAGTAATATATTACAATATGAAGATTGTAAAAGTAATCTGATAGAGTTTACATTAAAACACGGTGAACATACAATCAGTACCCCATCTGTCGGTGAACGATATTTGAAAGAAGATAAGGAAGTACGATTATTAGCTTACAAACTAATGATTGAGAAATTCAACAAAAAGTATTCACCATTAAGTAGAAAACAAAAGTCTTTGGTTAAAGAGTTTATTAACAATGTATCTAATACTAATTCTTTGAGAACATACATCAACAAAGAAGCAGATTCATTAAAAGAAACATTGTCGGAACAAGTAACAAAAACTAAGTCAGACGTTACTAAAATTAAACTAACTGAAACTATCAAAATGATAAATAAGGTTAAGAAAGGTAATACGGTAAAAAACGAACAGTTTAAAGCTATGTTACACTTCTATGACTTGGTAGATGAATTGGAGAAAGTGAATGGATAAAGCAGTACGAGTAATTGTAAAAGAAGTATTAAGAAAAGTTCGTAGTATGAACGAAGCCACCACGACTGCTAATGTGGCAGGATATAATACTCCCTTTGCATTTTCAGGTGATAGTGATGATGATAAGAAAAAGAAATATCTTAAAAATCAAGGATACACTATTGTAGAAAACCGATGGTTAGACCTTAAACGAGATGTCAATCGTACACCATCTAGAAAAATCGCAGATGGAATATCTCACGTAAACAAACAATTACACGAAATTGAGAAATATTTGAATTGGTATGGTAGAATCCGAAAAGAAGGTGGTGTGGGTAGAGATAAATACCACAAACGGACTAACAAACAATTAAAAGAAATTAGAACAAGAATTAACAGAATCAACGAAAAACTTACTAGATTATCTATATAATGGAACAACTGATTATAGAACATATTGAACAGTTTGTGAATGAAGAATTGGATGATTCTGATTTGAGAGAAATTAGAAAACTTATTAGACAGGAAATCGCAAACGTATTGTTTGACTTATTTAAGAAAAGAGGTGTTTGGGTATGAACAACTTATTGATAGAAACCAATTTATTTGAAGCACGATTACACGAAGACAACGGTAAGTTGTTGGTTAGTGGTGTATTGCAACGAGCAGGTGCTAAGAATCAAAACGGTAGGGTATATCCAAAACATATCTTAGAACGAGAAGTAAAACAATACGAACGATTGATACAAGAAAGACGTGCGTTAGGTGAGTTAGACCACCCCGACAGTTCTGTTGTTAACTTACAGAATGTATCTCACAATGTTGTGGAGATTGGTTGGAATGGTGATGATGTTGTAGGTAGAGTAGAAGTACTACCAACACCAAGTGGAAATATTTTAAAAGAACTTTTTAAAAGTGGTATTAGATTAGGTATTTCATCTCGTGGTATGGGGTCGGTACAGGAATCACCAAATGGTTTAGAGGTTCAAGAAGATTTTAATTTAATCGCATTTGACTTTGTAAGTAATCCATCTACTCACGGTGCATTTTTATCACCAATATCAGAAGGAGTAAATCCAACTGTTTGTGATATTTATTGTAAAACAGAAGATATTATCTCAAAAATTATAATGGAATTAGGACAAGAATATGGCGTTTGAACAGTATAACAAATTAGGACACCCCGGCAAGTTTGCTACTTCAACTACCGTAACCTCGGGTGAGTTAGTATTAACAGGTTCTAACTATGGACACTCTGCTGTTATTAGAGGAACAGGTGCAAGTGGTAGTTTACATTTATCTAATGGTGGGACTGTTGAATTGGCTGACTTAGACGCAGGTGTAGTACACGAATTATCATTAGAAAAAGTTTCATCTATCGGTGGTGGAAATGTATACTTATTAAAAAGAGGATACTAATGCCGGCACAATCTCAACAACAACAAAAACTTTTTGGACTAGCCCTTTCAGTAAAAAGAGGAGATACACCCCGTAGTGACGCTAGTGAGGAAGTATTAAAAATCGTAGACAGTATGACTGAAAAAGAAATTGAAGACTTCGCAGGAACCGAACACGAAGGACTACCAAAGAAAGTAGAACAGAAAATCCGTGAAATGACTAGACAGACTATCAGAGAACGAATGATAGGTGAGGCTAAGTTCAACAAAGGTGATATGGTTAGAGTTGTTGATAATCCTAAGTATGTTATGGATAAAAAGAAATTTGCTGGAATGTCGGGATATGTTAAAAATATTATTGGACGTGATATACAAGTTACATTCCCAAATGGTAGAACTATTATGGTTGCCCCAAAGGATTTAGAAATGAATCCAAACGAATCAGTAAATGAAGGGGATACACTTCGTCAAGTAAAAAAGGGTAATAGTATAATTTTAAAGAGAGGAAATAAAATATATGCAACCATTTCCCAAAACCCAAACAAAGAATATAATTGGACTGTTTATTTTCAAAAGGGCCCAGCATTATCAGGATATAAAACTAAAGAAGATGCAATTGCTAGAGCTCAGAAAATGAGTGATAGTTTGAAAAGTGTGTTTAATAAAATAAAAGGTGAATCAGTAAACGAAGCACAAAAGGTCAATCCTACATCTAAAAAGTTCTTAAAAGGAATGAAGAAGATTAAGGTTAAAGGTCTTGGTGGTTATATGCCAGGTGTTGATTATGTGTATGTTGATAGTGATAAGTATTACTTTGTAGACTTTGAAGGTGACCATATGGAACTTAAAAATATAAGTACTATCAAACAATTACACAAACTACATGGTAAATCCTTGGGTGAATCAGTAAACGAAGCAAATGGTGAGTTTGTTGTTTATGTTGAAAAAGATAATGGTAGAAAGAAACTACTTCATACCAAAAAATCCCAAAGAGCAGCCAATATGTTTATGTCCAAAAATGTAGACAAAATCCTAAACAAATCAGGTATTAGAAGTATTGGTAGTATGAGTAAAGACCAATGGGAAAAGAAAGAAGCACAGTTTGCAGAAAACATCAAAAAATCAGATATGAAAACTGTAACCAAAAAAGAGTGGGACAGAACTCATAAAGATTATAAAGGTATGATAAAAGGTCAACCTTATATGATGTATTTGGATAAAAAGACAAACGTGACAAAGTATGGGCCGGTTCAAATCAAAGGATAAAGCAATATGTCGGTTATAAATGTAGGTGTTAAAGTACGAAAGGGTAATGTTGAGAAAGCAATATCCATATTTAAAAAGAGAGTAAAAGAAACGGGAATACTTCAAGAATACCGAAGTAGACAAGAATATATCAAACCCTCCGCAAAGAAAAGAAAGGCAAAAAAAGACGCCGAATATCGTTCAAGAATAGAACAACAAAAAAATATTTAATTTTTTATATTTACATATATATTTATTCTTAACGAATACATCATTCCTATCTTATATGGTGTCAACGATAACTAAATGTCTATTGAAGCAACCAAATTGACTTCACAACACTAAACTATAAATTATAAATCGTATGGCACAAGAAAAAAGAACACTCGTTGATGAAGTGTTAGATGACGTTTTACAAGTCCGTGAAACTGCTCTCGCCAACGCCAAACTTGCATTAGAAGAGGCTTTTGAACCTCGTATCAAGTCTATGATTTCCCGACACCTACAAAACGAAACTGAACTAGATGAAGTTGAGTTAGAAGAACGTGGTGATGAGGATATGGAAGAACGTATGGAAGATGACGAGTTGGAAGAAAGAGGAGACAAAGACGAGATGGAAGAACGTAGTATGATGAACGCCGGTGATGAGGATGGTATCTATGATGACCCAACTAACGCCGATGACGCATCTATGTCTGAAGAAGAACACGAAGACGAGATGGACGAAATGGATTCTGAAGATTTTGAAGCAGAGGAAGGTGACTACTCTGACGAAGAAATGGAAGAAGAAATGGAAGACGAAGATGACCTTGACTTAGAGTCTGTAATTGCTGAACTAGAAGCCGAACTTTCTGAAGAAGAAGATGAGGACGAAGTTGAGATGGACTTTGAAGATGAAGGTGAAACTGATATGGACGATATGTCTATGGACGTTGACGAAGAAGAGGAAGATGATGACGAAATTATTGACCTTGACGAATTACTATCTGCTTTGACTGAAGAAGATGACGAAGAAGAAGAAGTTGAAGAGGTAGTAGAAGAAAACAGCGAACTTGAACAGGAAAATGAAAGATTAACTTCCGAACTTGCAGAACATCGTGAGGCAGTAGAAATCCTACGCAGTAAGTTAAATGAAGTCAACCTGTTAAACGCTAAACTCCTATATACAACTAAGTTGTTCAGAAAATTCAACCTTTCTAATGACCAAAAAATGAAAGTAGTTGAGTCTTTTGACCGTACTTCATCAGTACGTGAGACTAAGTTAGTATTTAGTACATTAGCAGAATCTTTAAGTATAAACAACTCTTCTAAAACTAAAAAGAAAGTTGCTTCTATTACTGAAGGATTCGCATCAAAACCCACACAATCTACTAAACCTAAAACGCAAGAAATCATTTCTGAAGGAAATGAAGTTGCCGATAGATTTAGACGATTGGTATCTTATAACAAATAACTCTTAAATTAAAGGATAAACACAATGGATAACATTCAATCTTTAGTTGAAAGTGCCGGTGAACGACACGTCCAAAGCCAAAAGGCGAAAGAGCTAGTTTCTAAGTGGGAACATACAGGACTTCTTGAAGGATTAAAATCCGAACAACAAAGCTCTGCAATGGCCCAAGTTCTTGAAAACCAAGCTAAACAACTTTTGGACGAGGCTACTCGGACAGGTACTACTGCAAACTCTGAACAATGGGCTGGTGTAGCACTTCCCCTAGTTCGTAGAGTATTCGGCGAAATCGCCGCACAGAACTTTGTTTCTGTACAACCAATGAACCTACCATCAGGTCTAGTATTTTACTTAGACTACAAGTATGGTACTGTACAAAATGCAAAACCTGCATTCAACGGTACTTCTCTTTATGGTGGACAAGGTGGAACTGACACTCCAACCAACGCAGCCGAAAACGGTCTGTATGGTGCTGGACGTTTCGGATATTCCATCAATGACGTAGTAACAAGTGGAGTTGCTCCAACTTCTTACACTTCCGCGTCTCAAGCTGATGTTAACTTTGACACTACACTTTCTGCTTCTGTAGCCGCTGGTGAGATTACCAAAGTAACTATTGCTAACGCACAATTCACAAACCCTGATTTAGAAGGTGTACGTGCTTTCCAAGCTAGTGGTTCTGCTGTTGTATCTAACCTAAACGCATTTAACACCACAAGTGGTACTAACATCGTATTGTTCGTATCTGCTGCTGCTGGTGCTTCTTCTTCTCTTGAAGGAGACTTTGAAGTTGCGTATCACAAACAACCAACTGATAGTACACGTGGTGACTTTGAAGATGGTGCTGTTGGTGCATTCGGTTCTGATATTGACATCCCTGAAATCAACCTTGACGTACAGTCAAAAGCTATTGTTGCTAAGACTCGTAAGTTGAAAGCTCAGTGGACTCCTGAACTCGCTCAGGATTTGAACGCATATCACGCTATTGATGCTGAAGCAGAATTGACTTCTGTTCTTTCTGACTACATCTCAATGGAAGTTGATTTAGAAATCCTTGATATGTTGATTCAAAATGCAGTGACTACTGACTATTGGTCAGCTCGTGTTGGATTTGAATATGACTCAAACTCTTCTAGTTTCGCTATCGGTGGTTCTAGTGGTGCAGGTCTTGCATATCAGAAAAACACTTGGTTCCAAACTTTAGGAACTAAAATCAATAAAGTATCTAACAAGATTCACCAATTGACAATGCGTGGTGGAGCAAACTTCTTAGTAGCTTCTCCTGACGTATGTACAATTCTTGAGTCTATCCCAGCGTTCTCTGTATCTGCTGAGAAAGATGCAATGCAATTTGCTGCCGGTGTAACACAAGTTGGTTCTTTATCCAACCGTTACCAAGTGTACAAAAACCCATATATGACTGAAAACACAATCTTGGTAGGTTACAAGGGAGACAACTTCCTTGAGGCTGGTGCTGTTTATGCTCCATACGTACCATTGATTATGACTCCAACCGTATATGACCCAACCAACTTCACACCAAGACGTGGTATTATGACCCGTTATGCTAAAGAAATGACGCGTAACGAATTCTACGGTGTGATTTACGTTGAAGGATTGGAGACTCTATAATTGTTGAATAACAATTAACAGTTGACAAATGACTGAAAGGGGGGTAGTTTTTACTACTCCCCTTTTTTTTTATGTTTTTTTTTAAAAACACTTGACATTTATAGAAATATTCCGTATCATATAAGTGTTGAGTTAATGATAATTAAAACCCCTAAAAAATGAAAAAGACAATCGCACAACAACTGAACGTTACCGACTTTCCTTTTATGATAAGAGATAAAGATGGTAATAGGATATACTACGAAAATTGCCACAACTATTGGGCAAAGCGTGAATATGATTCAGATAGAAGAGTAATATACTATGAAAATTCTGAAGGTGTAATAATAGACAACCGACCAAAAGAAACTATAGCTTTAAACGGAATTAAATATCAGAGAGTAGACGAATGAAAGTAATAGTTGCCTCTCACAAAGAAAGGTCGTATATTTAAGTAAGTTAATTAAAACAAACAATAAAGGTTATTATGACAACACAAGAAATGAAAAACGTACTTAAAGAAAGATATACTCAAATGTTTGCAACTATTGAAAGTAATATAAAATCAATTGACCAAGTATATGAAAGAACATCAGATAAGTGGGTGGAGCCAGGCATTTGGGAAGTTTATGAAATAGATGAGGGTGGGTGGTATGATTATCCCAAATTCCATTTTAAATTAGAAAAAGGAATGAACTTAAAAGATTTAGCTTTAAAGTTAATGATTGAACAAAACTACATAAGTGATTGGTTATATCTTACCATTAGAGAATATAACCCTGAAATTACTATTCAATAAAAAAATAAAAAAACACTTGACATTAATAAAATAATTGATTACCTTATAGATGTAATAAGAAACAACCTTTAACAAAACCCTTACTATTATGACTATTACAAATCAAATGTTAGAATCTCTTTCTGTTGAAGAACTTACTTCACTAAATAACCGAGTAGTTGAACTCATTAGATGGAGACGTAGAATGGAATCCGTTGATGTGAAATCTCAACTTCAACGTGGAATGACTGTTACAGTAAACCACCCTAAACTACGTGGAAAGGCTCTTGTAGTTTCCAAAATCAACCGAACCAAAGCCGTTCTTAAAGAAGGAACCCGAAATTGGACAGTTCCAATGAATTTAATTGAAATCGCTTAACACTTAAACCCTTACTATTATGACAAATACAGAAAATACAACTATGAATACTTATGAATTTTCAGGAATCCGTTTTGTTCCTGGCTATAATGACTTTGACCAAGATTGGGTAAATATAAAAGCAAGTTCTGAAGAAGAAGCTTGGAAAGAGTTTCGTAAACTTCGTTGGATTCACAAAGGTGTTGGTATCTCCCGTATCAATGGTGAATATCAATATCCAACTTCTAAATAATAATTAAAAAAAGTTCGGTAGGGGGTTGACTCTTACCGAATTTTTGTTTATATTATATATGTAACGTTAAACAAACCCTTACTATTATGACACCAACAATCGGATTTACAAACAAATATTACACTCTATGGAATATTTCTAAACCTTATACGGTTTTCAATGGTCTCTACACCGAAACCAAACAAGACTATGAATACATTCAAAATCTATCTTACGATTTTGATAAGGCTAAACAAAAGATGACTGAACAATATGGTGATAGAACTTGGAAAGTTGATTTAGATGTTCGTGGTAAATCAAAATCGTTTTCTAAATCACTCTCAATCAAATATAATGAGGGTGTGTTTTTGTTTGGAAAGTACAAAGGTTCTTCTTTTGATGAAATTTCAGACTTTGATTACAAACAATGGTATTGGAATGAAACAAAAGAAACTGAAAAGTTTTCTCAAGAACTACACGATGAGTTACAACGAATCGGTGGTATTGTTAAATGGAACGATGAGTGGATTACTCTTAACGAATTTGAGAAAATCATAGACAAAAACATACAGGCTATTGACCGTGATATGTATGAGAGTGGACACTTTCACACAGAAGGTAAAAAAGTAACTCTTGACTTGGTGTT